TTCCTCATTGGGTCGTAGTTAATCCCAGCCGGCCACATGGCTGGCGCGTCTTTGAATACAAAGGCGACCGCCCGTGCATTCCGGTCCGCATCATGCGGGAAATCGCGTGCCGTCTTGCGCGCAAGAAACCCCAATCCTGACCTTCCCCCCGATGCCAGCCCGCCGCTTCATTGTTAAAGAAAAGACATTTGGCTTGCACGTCCACTTCCAAGTTGGCGGCAGCCAAGCGGCGGCGCTGCGCCAATGCGCCAAGTATATCTCGCTGGACCCGGCAGCCCCCGAGAACGAACCCGACGATAGCGCCAGCGGATGGGCCTTTTGCGACGGATCATGGGCCTACATCTGGCTCGATGCGCAGCCCGACAAAAGCTGCTACGGGCTTTTGGTGCATGAGCTTTACCATGTCGTCGCCGCCTTTCTTACACACGTTGAGACGCACGACGAAGAGGTAGGCGCGTATATCCAGCAATACTTGTTTGAAGAAGCTACCAAGCGCCTTGGTAGCGAAAGCAATGGCTCTCTGGACAAGCTCTGCCGGCAATGGCGCAAGTGCGCCGAAGGACTCCACGCAGCCCTTTGCTATTTTGCGCCGAACCTCATGCAAGAAGAAGACGGGTTCTCGGCCGAAAAAGACGCCGTCAAAGAGTTTAAGCGTTTATCGGAGGCCAACGAATGACCAGCGCCGTCCTTATCGCCCTTGTCGGTCTCGCCTACTTCGCCGTCGCCATCGACCTCGGGCTAATCCAGCAACGCTACTGGCACGGGCTTATCTGGCTCGGCTACGCCATCGCCCAAGTCGGCTTGTGGCAAATCACCGTTCGCCCCTGACGTTTTTATGGAGAAATACAAAATTATGACACCCGAGATCGAAGAAATCGACAAGACGATCACCTTGCTCAAGAGCAAGCGGCAGCAACTTTACGCAGAAGAAGTGAAGAAGAAGACGCAAGCAATGTGCGCCGAAATGCGCAAGCGCAAGAGCAAATGAATTTTTTAGCAGCAGACAACATAGTGGGTATTGATGCGGCGAAAACCGGGCACTCGTCCGTGGATTTGGCGTCGGAGATTCATAACCACCCGTTCCGTAACATCATAAAAGCGGAGCCTGCTGCCTATTACTTTGGTGGAGTGTCGATCGGTCGGGCACCGTATGGTGTTCCGTCCGCGTCCAGATGCGAGCTGATCACTCGGCTCCACCTAGCTGCGGTCATTGAGGGCATCAATGTGAGTAAAGCGTTCCGGCGGGTTCGCATCACGGGGATGAGCGACCTGAGCCGTAGCTCCATTGTGCCCGCCAACGCCTCTGCTTGCATGCGCAACATGGACCTGAATCAACAGGTTTCGCCCATGGGACGCCATGGGAATGCGGACGATATTTTTGTCGGGCAGCGTGACAAAATTTCGGCCAGAACGACCTTCCTCTACCTTAATGGCAGACCAGGCTACTGGCGGGATGGGCGGTGCATGAGCACCCTAGACTCCCGAACGCCCTACGCTGAAAAGGTGAGCGCTCACCGTCCCCGGCAAATCCTTTTTCTATGATCCACGAATTTGCCCGCACATTCCCCGTCTGGACGCCGCACGGCTACGGCTGGCCGATCTATGTGCAGGCCATGAGCGGATTCGCCAACGACATCTGGTGCGTGGCCGCCGAAGACGGCGGGCATGTGAGGCACTACCGCTCGGACCAGTTGCAGGTTTTGCCGAATGGGACGTTGGATATTGAGGAGGACGCGAGTGAATGAGCTGGCTCTTTTCGCGGGCGCTGGTGGCGGAATACTCGGAGGCAAGCTCCTTGGGTGGAACACCGTTTGCGCCGTCGAATACGACGCCTACGCCGCAAGCGTTCTTGTGGCGCGACAAAACGACGGATGCCTGGAACCGTTTCCCGTCTGGGATGACGTGCGAACCTTTGACGGACGACCGTGGCGAGGGATTGCTGAAGTTGTTTCTGGAGGGTTTCCTTGCACTGACATCAGTGCCGCCAAGCAAAACGCGCAAGGCATCGAGGGGCAGCAAAGCGGATTGTGGTCTGAGATGGCCCGCATTGTTGGCGAAGTGGGACCGAGATACGTCTTCGTGGAAAACAGCCCAATGCTTGCTTCTCGCGGGCTTGGACGAGTTCTCGGAGACTTGGCCGAAATGGGGTATGATGCGAGATGGGGAGTGCTGGGAGCTTGCCATGCCGGCGCTCCACACAACCGAAAGCGCATCTGGATCGTGGGTCACGCCAAATGCGCGCGATTGGAAGGACAGCCCAAACATGGCAACCGTTCGCAAGGACGGAAAAAACAAAGTCGATCAGACGCCTCGCCAAGTATTCCAGTTTTGGAGGAGTCCGCAGGCGCGCGACTGGAAGAATGCTTCAACAATAGCGGAACGGGGGGGGCACACCTTGAACGCGCCAGACCAAGCGCTGGCACACTTTGGGGGCCGTGGGGAACGGCAGTCGCCGAAACCGGAGACGACGGCTCGATCCGCTTCATACAACCCGGAATTTGCGGAGTGGCTAATGGCGTGGCCAATCGGGTGGACAGACTTAAAGCCGTTGGAAACGGGCAGGTGGGATGCGTGGCTGCACTCGCATGGCGTCTCCTCGGCGGACCCCGATAGCACACAACCGCACACACCCGCATGAAATCCGACCAGCAATTCCTCGGCGACTTGAGCGCCAGCCGGCGGGCGGTCAACGACTTTGCCGACAAGCTGCGTCAGACCGGCATGCAAGTCTGGCTGCCGCCGCAGCGCACCCGCCCCGATGCGACCGTGCGCGAGCAATACGCCGACAACGGCGACTTGATGGTGCAAGGCCGCGTCGAGCACAAGGTCCGCACTAACCTGCATTTTACCAGCCGCGAGGATTACCCCTACCCCACGGTCATCGTGGACGAGGCTTACAAGGTAGACGCCAAAGCCGACACGCCGGTCCTAGCCTACGTCATCGAGAACGCCACCCGCACCGTGGCCGCCGTCGTCTATGGCTGGACCCGCAAGCATTGGCGCGTCGAGGAAGTCTACGACCCCAAGCAGGGCCGCAAGTGCCGCAATTATACGGTTCCGAAGCAGCATGTGCGGTTCTGCGAACCAGCGGAGGCATTCGCATGACTTTGCGCAAAGGAGAACAGGGGCCGCAAAACAATGGTCTTGGTGGACCGTGCGCAATGCGCCGCGCCTGCCGATGCGCGGTGGCGGCACTGGGGGGTGCTGCCACCACTTCTTTACGATGAGCGACAAGAAATCAACGCCACGCTCCCGCTTCACCCCGACACCGCATCCGGTGATGAAGCTCCCGCCCAAGGACGTGCTCTTGGCCATCGGGCCAGAGAAGGGCTGGGATCTGCTGCTCAAGCGCGAAGAACTAATCCTCAAGGAAAAGGTCGACCCTTACCGCTACGGCTACCGTCCGCCGATCTGGAACAAAGCCAGCGAACTTCTGGAGCAGCACAGGGAGATACTTGTCATGGGCGGCAACAGGTCCGGCAAAACCGAATGGGCCGCACGCGAGGTAATCCACAGATTGTATCACAAAAAGCAATCCGTCGCTTGGTGCTTCCAGACAACCGCCCCCAACAGCATCGAGATGCAGCAACCCCGCGTCTTCAAGTATCTGCCGGCCGACTGGCGGCAGGCGCGCAAGGGAACTGTGACAAATATAACCTATTCGGTTAAAGGGGGGTTCACAGAAAGCAAGTTCGTTGCCCCCAACGGAAGCCAGTGCGTCTTTCGCAACTACGCACAGGACATCAGCACCATCGAGGGCGGGGAGATTGACATTGCATGGTGCGATGAGTTGGTGCCGCTGGATTTCTTGGAAACCCTGCGCTTCCGCCTGCTCGACCGCAACGGCGTGCTCATCGTCACGTTCACCCCTATTGAGGGCTACTCGCCAACGGTCAAGGACTACCTCACCGGCGCAAGTGCCGTGGAAGAAGTTGACGCCGAGCTGCTTCCTAAGTTTGAAGATCGCCAAGGCGAGAAGGTCATTGTCGGCTACGAGAAAGTGCCCATCGTCCAATCGGGGCGCAAAGGACGGCCGATTATTTACTTCCAGACCAAAGGCAATCCTTGGGCCGGATGGGAGCGCATGCAACAAGAGCTACGAAACGAGACGCGAGAGAAGATCCTTTGCCGCGCGTATGGCGTCCCGACCCGCTCGATCAACAACCGCTTCCCCCTGTTCAACGACAAAGTCCACGTCATCAAGCATGAGTGGATTCCCAAAGAAGGCACCCGCTACCAGTTTGTCGATCCGTGTTCCGGAAGGAACTGGGCGATGATCTGGGCGCTATTCGACAAAGCCAACCGCTGCTTTATTTACCGCGAATGGCCCTGTCCTAACGAGTATGTCGAGGGCGTTGGGTATCCCGGCATGTGGGCCGAGCCGGACGGCAAGAAGGCGGACGGGCGCCAAGGCCCCGCGCAAAAAGACTTTGGCTTCGGGCTGGAACGCTATGTCGAAGAAATCCGCCGCGTAGAGAACGGCGAGCGCATCTTTGAGCGCTGGATGGACAGCCGCTACGGCAACGCGCAGACCTTGGCCAAAGAGCGCCCGACCACACTGATCGAAGAGATGGGCGACCTCGGCATGGACTTCACCGCCACGCCGGGAGACACGATTGATGAAGGCGTTGCCCTCATTAACGACTGGCTGCATTACGACACGCAGAAGCCGATCAGCGCCCTCAACCAGCCCAAGCTCTACATCAGCGAAAACTGCCAGAACCTAATCTGGTGCATGAAGGAATGGACCGGTGCGGACGGTGCCAAAGGCAGCAGCAAAGACTTCCCTGACTTAGTTCGCTACCTTGTTCTTTCCGGCTGTAACAACGTCGAAGGCGACATCCTGCGCCCGCGTGGAGGAGGAAGCTACTAAGTGAGCAAGCGCGACCAACTTTGGAGCGACCTGACGCGGCGCAATCCGCGATTGTTGGATGATCCGCATTTCACCACGGCTGGGCTGCGCAAGTTTTTTGAGCGTGTGTATGACGCCGGATTCGACGCCGGCACGCTGGCCGCGCAGCCGCCGCGCATGAGCGGAGCTTCGGGTGCGTCGGCTTTTGAGGAGATTTTCGGAGGGTTTCGCCGATGAGCATCTCCGGCGTCG